TTTGATTTTAGCAGGTAACCCTTTAATAACTGCATTGATTGCATTCTTTGCAATTGTTGTAGAAGTTATCCCAGTTGCAGGAGTACCGTAGAATCCAGTTGTGTTTGCATTTACAACCGATCCACCACCACCAGCGATTAAAGTTTTAATACCATCAAACTTATTCAAAAGTCCGTTAGTGCCCGCACTTCCTGTTGCGTTAGCAGTCCACAAAGCAACCTCAAGAGCTTCAGCTATTTTTTTAGCTTTTTGGTCTGAGTAGTCAGCAGCAAAGGCAGCAGTAGTGTATTCTCCGCCCGCCTTTAATTTTTGTTGAGTATAGTACGGCTCTAGGTCTTTATCGCAAAGGATTTCATTCACCTTCACTTTACCAACGGTCAAAGTGCGTTGAGTGAAGGTAGTCGTTCCTGAAGCGTTAAATCCACAAGCGCTATCATCTTGAAAGAATACGTCTGTATCCATTCTACCGATTGCTTCAGAAGATTTAACACCTATGCGAACGTTACCCATCGCAAGGATTTCCTTTTGTGTTCTGGCTTCGAAAACTGAGTTCTTAACCAGCAGATCCACGTTTTGCTTAGTATATGCGGCTAAGCCCGTTACATTGTATGCCATTTTTACTTATTGTTTAAAAAGGTTAATAATACTATTTAATTTTTCTTCTTTGTTTTCTACTTGCTTACCAAATTTGAATCCGCTTTTAACAGGCTCACTGGGTTCAGTTGTCGGCTCTTTTACGAGCTTTTCAACTAACTCAAACAGCCCTTTAATAGCTTCTTCGGACTTAGCAAAAGCAGCTTTTAAATTCACGTTTTCAGTTTCTAATGCTGAAAATTTAGCATCGTAAGCGGCAAATTTTTCATCGTACTTTTTGCCCATATCCTCAGCTTCGGCGGGTGCTTCGGCTTCGGGAGCGGCAGCGGGTTTGATTTCGCTAATTACACCACCCTCACCGAGTACGATTATCGTACCGTCTGCAAGCTCATGCTCACCAGCGGGAGCGGGTGCAGTAGTTTCCTTTTCAACAGAAACCACACCTCCAACCTCTAATTTGTCGATGTAAACTTCCGTGCCGTCTTTCAGCATATATCCGTTAAATTCTTTCTTTTCGGGAGCAGGCTCAACCGCAGGGGCAGCAGGCATTTGCTCTTCAAATACCAGCGCTTTAACTTTTTGTAATAATTCGATCGGATTCATATCCAATATATACCGATACCTGAAAAAATAGGACTTTCCCCAATGAAAGGCATAAAAAAACCCCCGTAAAAACGGAGGTCGGTATTGCAACAAACAAACTCAATTTATTAGGCGATTAAACAAATCAAACCTTTTTTGATTGATTGCCTCAAAGTTATAATTTTTAGCGCAATACTCAAAAAGCATTTTGCCTTTTTCTTTCCTCAAATCTTCGTTTTCAACAAGGGTACGGATATTCTCATTCCAGTTTTCATAAAAGACAATATCTTCGGGAAATCCCAAATAAGGATTGACCTTTGAAGCAATGACCGGGATACCTTTGCCCGCCGCCTCAAGTATCTTCAAATTCGATTTGTATCCATTAAAAGCGGTTTTGCGGAGCGGGATTAACTTAATATCACTCTCCAAATACATCTGGTAGTATTCGAACACCGGAAGCCCCCGGTAAGCCATGTTTGGCAGCAAAGCATCCGCCGTAAAGTACGCCGCCATCCTTTTCCAATAATATTCCTCTGTTGGATTGCTATCTGAATAGCCACCCAAAACCATTTTGATTTTATCCTTTAAATCGCTATTCAAAACCTTTTTCATTACAGGCTTTAGTATCTTCAAATCGTTCTCATGCGATATGCCGCCCGCCCAAAATAGCCTAACAGCATCCGATGGGTTTCGCTCATTCGTAAATTGGTTTTGACCGTACGGGATTGCATTCGGTAAAATTTCCACGTTTTTGTTATGGTAATAAACCTTTTCCGCTAACCGCTCATGGGTGCAGGTAACTAAATCCGCTTCCTTTAAATGCCTTACTATTTTTACATCAACATTATGTTTGTTGTAGGTATCAAAGTCTAAATGGTAATTATCCAAAATCCAAAAGTCATCAACATCAACTACCAATTTAAAACCGTGCTTTTTGCGGAGTTCGAAAATATCATCCTTTGCCCAAATCCTGTTTATGTTTACAATGTCGTAATCAAACTCTTCCGGGATGGTATCGGTTATTCGTGCCTTTTCCTTTTTCATCATTGATACCGGAAGCATTAAACGATGGTAACCGCAACCGCTGAAGGATTGCGTTAATACTAAAATTTTCATTTGTTTGGTTTAATTGTGATTAAATATTTATCAAAAGTTCTTTCAGTTTGTCAATTATATCCTTTGCCGCCACCTGATCCGACATTTTAACCGGAAGCATATCGAACATACCCTCCACGCTAAATCCTTTGAACGTGCCGTCTTTCACCTTTGCCCACGCATCGTCTGAATTAACCTTTGCCCCCAAAAACCACGTGCCATCCGGCAGGTCTTCGAATTGCTTCATTTTCGGGATGCCTTTGCTTTCATCTGCTATCCACGATTGAAAGAAAACCATATCCACGGGTTTGTTAGGATTGTGCATCTCATTGCCGTTATTCTGGAAGCCCTTTTTAAAAAACTTTTCAGCAATGATGCGGATAGTACCCTTTGTGAAAAACACCTCGTATTCCGTGCCATCTTCATCACGTCTGAAAATCCTTTTATCGGGTATCATTGCGGGACCCACTACAATGCGCTCCTCTTCATTGATAACGGCAAAGGCTTGCATCTTTTCCCTATCTATTTGCTCAAGTTTTCTTTGTGCCCATTTTATCCCGGCATCACCGCCCCACGCTAACCACATAAGCCGACCGCAACCATCGCCCAACTCTTTATCTGAATTTTGCCTATGCCTCTCAAATGCCGCCATTCGTGCAATCGTGTCCCTGCTTATGGCTTCGCCTTTTGCTAATTGGTTCGCCCTTTGCTTACCGACCGCCGTACCGCAATCGCCCCAACCATTCTCTTCCGCCCATCTCAAAGCTATCTTAGCATTATCACTTGCAGCCTTCGGGTAATCCGTATAACTCTCAAATTCCTGTTCTTTGAACGCATAGAACCCAACCCCTATGGCAGGCACGTCCACTAAGGCAACGGCATCGACTTCCTGAACGCTATCCACGTTCTCCGAAATATCTAACTTGTAAACTGGTAATTCTTTACTCATAATTTTATTTTTTATCCAATAGATGCGTTCCTATCTATATACGCATTTCGTTGGTCATTGTTCTGAATGTCGCTATTCAATACATACGCCCTCGTAGCCTGATTGCCCATCTGATTCACCGCCGCCGTATTAACCGCCGTTGCCGTAACCTGCGGGGTTAATTGAGGAGCGAGGGGAGCGGTAGTATTAATGCCACCGCCGCCGCCTCCTGATGGGTTAGGTACGGAAGCACCACCGCCGCTTTTAAATTTAGCTATCGTAGTTGCTACTATTGTTGCGATTGATGCGGCGGCTCTTATTTTTGTAATTAACGATAATTTCGCGCCAAGCGCAGCACCCGAACCCGGAACTATTGCGTTCATTGGATGAGAAGCGCCATATAACATATTTGCAGATATTTCCCTTTGCGCATCTACAATTATTTTGCCAATAGCTAACGCCTTGTCAATAGCAAAAAATATGTTTGCTATTTTTTCATTGCCCTGAGCTAAAGTAGCCAAAGCATTAAGACCAGCAGACGCCGCCTCGAATTTAGCATCTTGTAAGGCTATTTCGGCATCTACTTGAGCTTTATTAAAATCAGAAGTTACATTTCTTATTCGTGCAAATTCGGAAAGTTTATTATTTATATCCGCTTCCTGCCTTGCTTTATCATCTGCTAATTTTTTTTCATTTGCTTTCTTTATCCTTTCGGCTTCCTCTGTTTCAAATTTTATACGAATAGCAGTTAAATCCCTTTGATATTGCGTTTCTAAACTCAAAAAATTAGTAACACCCGCCGCAATTAATACAGCTTTATTTTTATTAAATTCATCTAACAAAGTAGCTTCCTGCCTTTGCCTTTCAGTTAATCCTTTTAATTCTACTTCCCTTAATACTTTGTCGGCTGCTTCCCTTAATTGCCTTTCCTTTTCCTGCTGCTCCTGTAATTTACGCAACCTTTCCGCTGCCGCCCTTTTTTGCTCTTCAAGTTTTTTCTTATTAGCTTCCTGTTCTTTTTTAAGCTCCTCCTGCCTTAATCGCTCCCGCTCATCCGCTTGATCTTTTATTTCCTTTTGCTCACCAGCTCTGAAATTCTTAGTAAATGCAACACCATTTTTCAAAGCCTCAAAAGCACCTTTGAAATCCCCTTGCACCGCTTTTACTATTGCACTAATCGGAGCTGCTAAAAACTGCATGATAGCATTACCAACGCCCATCGCTATCTGCTTAAGCCTATCCATCAAATCCCCCGCCCCTTTCAATGCCGGGAATAATTCGCCCAATTTATTTTTAACGGCGTCAAAATTGGTAACTAAAAATGCAACAGCGGACGTAATCAATCCGATACCTGTTGCCATCATTGCACCCCTCAAAGTAGTGAACGCCGCCACCACCTGCGTCTTAATAGTACCTGCCAAAAGTTTAAAGGAATCTATCGAGCCTGCAATACCGCTTAAACCCTGCTGCAATGCCATTGCGGATTGAACCTTTAAAAGCAACTGCTCAACCTCTTTATTCTTATCCGCAAATAAACCCATCGCACCCTGCAAAGCGGAAAAGCCTGCAACAGCACCCTGCACTGCACCGCCCAATGCTACAAACTTTTTATCGGGGTTGAATGTATCTGCAAGCGCCTTAGCGTCGCCGATAGCATCTTTTAATTTAGCAACCCTTTGAGCCGCTTGAGTAGCCTCCTTTGAGCTGCTGCCGAACTTCTCATTCATTGCTACCAACTCATTCGTTGCCGCCCTTAGCTGCTGCTTCATATTGCCTACCGACGAAACATCAACGTCTATCTTTAAACCTACTTCCTGCTTAGCCATTATTTATAACTTTTAATAATTCAACTTTTGTTAATTCGTTACTCGACGCATCGTAATCAATGATTTTATTAATACGCCACAATACCCCATCAATAAATACAGGTTTGCTGAAATCAAGTTTTGCAATATCCAACTCCGTTAAATAAACATGGCAGGTAAGTATCTTACTATCTTTGTCCGCTATCTCTCCAATAAACGGACTCCAATAAGTGTTGAAAAGATTGTTGGATGGGTAGCTATTCGGCTCGCAATAAATCTCTTCAGCTGCCCCGAAGTTAATATCTATCGTCGGGTTTGTCGGATCGTCAAAGTGCCCGGCATAACCGTAAACCGTTAATGCGCTACTTAAGTTTACAGGCGTTTGCTGCAAATCCGCTCCGTTATCCGTTATGCGCCAAGATGCAACTCCAGTAATCTTTTTAACCATTAAGATTCGGATATTGCTATCCATCTGCTCCTCCTGGTCTACATCATTACCCTGCGACTTTTTGTAAATAGCGGAAACGACTTTATCCTCACCTGCATATTTTACAAGCACCGTAGGCGAAAAGCCTACCTCCGTCGTTTGCTTGTCTTTTGCAAACTGGAAAAAGGTATCTTGTAAATTTGAGCCGTATGGTAGGTTGTATTTCTTTTTGTAACCCTCATTATAAAAATCATTGTCATCTTTGTACTTATACTCAAAGAACCTACCGTTCAACATCCCCATCGGTTTAATTTGCCAAGGTTTGTCCCTTGCAACCTTGTAAGTCCAATCAATAGGGCTTGACAAATCGTAATAATCTTTGTAAGGCTCAATTATCAAATGCTTTTCCTTTACTTTATCTTCGGTGACGTAAAGGTTAAACATCTTCAAAATCCACGTAAAGAAATCCTTTTGGAGAATGTTGCGGGGGATAGAATCAGTAATAATAATATCATCGTTTAATTGAATAGGAGCTTGTATTGGATTTGTTGATTTTATTCTTAATTCAATATTTGTAAAGTTTAATGTTGAATTACCGAAAATCAATTCCAATCTAATATTATCATTATTTTCTAATGAAATTACTTTTTTGATATTAATATCAAAATTAATAGTAATATTATTTAAATAAGAAACTCCTCTACCTTGTGTATAAATAGAATCATTTATACCGTTTTTTTCAAGACTTATTACAACAAGAGGAAGACCAGTTGAGTTAGTTGTAAAACTTCCTTTTGCTTTAAATGTAATTTCAACCTCTGTATTTGTTCCTATATAAGTAAAATTTGGATTACCTGTTCCAGTAAAATTATTTATTACATTTGTTATTTGAAAAACATGATATTGTAAACTATTGTCAGGAGGGTTTGATACATTAAAATTATAACTTGCAACATCAAGCAGCTCACTTATAATTTTTGTCAATTGCTTTGTATTACTCGGAATCACCAACCTCCTAAAAAACTCACTATTGATAAACTCACTTTCATAAGTGTAACCGCTTGTTTCAGGTGCAAACATTTTGTCGATATACTCTTTCACAAATAACGCCGGGCGAAAAGTCCTGTAATCGTAATTCAACTTAGCCGCAGAATATCTGCCGTAGTCTATCAGAGGGTAAAAATAGCCGCTGCCAAAACCTTCAGGGGATGGGTAATCTATTGTGAAAGAATCCGACAAATCATTAGTTAAATTTTTATTTACATTAATAATATTTGTGCCGCCGCTTGTATAAGTAAACCCATTTACTAAGTAAGTATCATTATTACCCGCTATATCCGCATTGGTAATAATTATTTCGTCACCTACCTTTAAATTCAAATTATAAGTACCATTAACAAATATTTGGTCATTAAGAGTAAAAAAAGCACCTGAAACATCTTTTTTTACCCTCGCATCCCAACTCTTCGTTATCGCATCAACCGTGTATTGATGGTTATATTCACTAAAATTCAAATCCTGTAACTTCCCGTCACCTATTGCTGAAATAAATCCCCCTAATTCGCCAAACAAATTACCCTCGTATTCTATGTGCCCTTTGTCTTGCATAACCCCTGTGAGCCTAAAAACGCCCTTTAAAAGCAAAAGCCCGTTTGCCCTCAACTCCGCTTTTGTAGTTTGGGCGGGGTTGAAATTAGAAAAGACATTAGCAGCACCGGGAGAATAAAGGTTATTGCTCCCTAACTCGCCCACAAAACCAAAAATCTTATTATTGTTTGCCGTACCCGGTAGCACTATCGTTTTGCTGAATGATGTTTCCCGGCTGCCGTACTTATTAACATCGTCAATCGCATAGCTCAACTGCATTCCTAAGTCCTGCCGTATGTCAGCCAACTGCCCCTCTAAAAAAAGTTCGTAGATCATCGGTATTGGGTATTTTGTTTGTAAACATCGATATTCACCTCCAGCGTTTCGGTCTTATTCTGCAAGCTGTTTTTTATTTCATAATTGCTATCCGTTATTTGCACGGGATGGAACAAAGCATTTGTTTTATCCCACAAATAAACAAGTGGCGAAACAATCAACTCAAATAGCCATTTGTATTCTTCGCTCCACAAAATATCCGTTGTCAATTTCATCTTAGTAGTAAAATCCACGCCGTAGGTTTTCATACCCTCATACTTTACCTTTCCCGTTTTATCGACCATGTTAAACCCGCTCAGCTGCCATTCGCTCCGCTCAAATTTCTTCTTTTGATTATCGGTTAAAATATTGCCATTCACAAAAGTAAAGCTATCCCACGCCCCATAAGCGTTTAAAAAAATCAAAGTGTAAGGCGTGTATTTTGAGCACTTAGATTTTATTTGCTTAGTTGCAAGCACCGACCCGGTCGTTTCTATTGATACCGTCGCATCTGCAGACATACCATTAAGACTGAAATAATGAAAAGCATCCGCTGCCGTAATTGTTCGTGTTGAGCCCAAAACCTTAATAAGCAAACTTTGCCCAGCCGTTATACTTTTGCCGTTTATGCTTAGCACCACCGGCTCGCCATTGTAGTAATAACTTTCCTCTGGTCTGTTACTTAAAAACACCGTGCCGCTGCTAAGTGCCGCTCCTGCCTTATGCATCGGGTGGCGATTGTAGGTATTGTAAACCCGGTACGTGCCGGACGCCATGTTTTCAGTAGTCGTAACCCCGCAAATCTCCCCGAACCTTACATCGTATTCCGTGAACCAATAATCAGCCCCGCCGTTTAAAACGCCAAACGTGCCGCTGTAAGCCGTCGCCGTATCAACGTCGCCAATATTATCAACCGCTACGCCCGCCCTCACAATATTACCCACATTCAGCACGCCGTAATCATCAGAGCCGTAGGGGCTGTTCGTTATCCGTGTCTGCAAGGTCGCACCCTTGTAAATATCGTAAAGGTATTTGAACCCGATAACATTCTTATTCGTGCTATCCACAACGTGCCATACCTCTTCATTTGCGGAGGTGAATCCTGACGGTGCGCTCTTAATAGTGATTGCCATTATTTTTTCGTTTTAATCTCTTTTACCATATTCTCTAAATTAACCCTAACATCAATACCCAACGCCTGCGACATCTTTACGTCAAAGTCTTTAAAGGTTTCGTTAATCGAATCAGTCCAAAAACCTGTTCTCCTTAACCCCTTACTTTTTATCGACCGGGCTATAATCTTTGCCAGCCGCACATCTTGAGGCTGCCTATTTTCCCTACCAACCGCACCGTACTTTTGCACGTCCGCTGCTCTCGACTTTATGCCATTGCGGGCTATCCACTTTCGGATTGCCGCTACATGGCTTTTCGAAGGGTTGGCATATCTGAATTTATAAGGCGAAGTAGTGTTAATATTATTTCGACCAACGCCCCTAACCCCGCTATCAACAAATTTGTAATAATCATTTACAAAAACGCTTATGATAATCCCGTTTGCCGTTTCAGCAGTTTCAAATCGTATCGAACTTGCAAGCCCGCCAGTATCAACCTTATCCAGCCTGTTTAATTCGTCCGCTACCTGTTTTTCAAATGCCGCTACGTATTCCGCTACCAATTGCAAAGCCAGCGGCATATCTTCTTTCGGAACGAACACGCCCTTTGACATACCAAGCCCCGCCGTGGCTCTTCCCCCCAATTTCGCTTGTGCTTGTGCTATTGTCGGCATACTTTAATAAATACCTGAAAAAGAAAACCCCTGCCTAAGAATAAGCCGGGGGATTGCTTGCCATGAAACATCAACATCATTTATAATTCTTTCTAATCTCTTCCATCATTTTCCGCTCGTTCTTTTGCTTTTCTTTGATATAAACCAAATCGCTAAGGTATTGCATTATATTCATATCATAGGTAGCATCCAAACTTATCCGCTCCAATTCCGCTACCTGCTCGGTGCTGTAAATCCATCCGTAATTAGCTGCAAAGCTGTTTGAACTTCCGCTATCTTGTCCGCTGTCGTTATCTTCCTCAACTCCTTTGTCAAATAAGGCTGCAAACCTTTTATCAATTCCACGTATAATTGACAAAAAAAAAGCGTGCAATTGTAAACATCCACGAACTTCGCCTGCCTTAAATCGTTCGCGTAATGGCTATGTAACTTCGCATCGTACTTTTCCTCAACCCATCCCCGCCACGTTTTGCGCATGGGTATAACACATGAAGCCATAAGGCTGTGAAGGTTGTCGATAAAATCCTCTTTCAAAAAGTGCTTCGCTTCGATATACCGTGCGGCGGGTATCTCCTGAATTTTATGCACAAACTTATAACGCTTCTTTCCGATATTGATATATTTCTTCGCCGTCTTATCAAAGTCCAACGCCTCCAAAAACTTGTATTCCTTTTCCTTTTCAATCAGTTTGCTAAATTGCCAGCTGTCTATTTCATCAATGGCATAACCCTCACAAACGGATATTATTTCAGTCAATATATCCAAATTCGTTTTATCCGTTTGCTTTAATATTCCGTGGAGCCTCTGATATTGCCCCACCGTTAAATAATTCCATGTCATATAAAAACATATTTTACATCGTGCTTCCTTTCCATAAATTGCGCCCATGCTAAGGCTAAGGCATTCACGCAATCGTCATGCATCCCAGTAGGTGCGTTAAACCTTACCCCCGTCCGTGTGTATTCATACTCAAAGCTTTCCAGTTCCTTTGTAATAACCCCTTCTGGGAAGCCGACCTTACGTTGATGGATTGCCGATTGCAGCCCTTCCATAAGTTGCTGCTTCGAGCTTGCAGAATACTTAAACCCGAACACATTCGGCCGCTGCCTTTGCAGGTCTTCCACAATCGGATCGCCAACGCCGGTACTATCCACTTTTATCGGTGCTTTCGGTAGTTGCGTTACTATCTGCTTCGTTATATTCCAATCCTTTTGAAAGCGCTCTAAATAGCTCACCTGCCCAAATCTATCTAATCCAATAATAACCGTCCAGTCGAACGACTTTGCCAAATCCACGCCGTAACAAACCGCAGGCTCCGTACTCATGGGCATCGTGCATTGCTTAATGAACTGAAAGCCAAACGGATTCGCCACGTTATCGTTAAACTCCGCAAGGTATTCCTGCTTAAATGCAAGTGCCGGCAAATCCTTTTCAGCGGAATAAATTTCTGATATATCAATAAAGGGATTCGTGCTTGTCGGCATCTGCCAGCTTGCCCACCCCTCTTCCCCCGTTTGCCCACGCATCCACAGCTTGTAAAAATCGTTCTTTCCTTTTGGCGTACTCATAAACCACGCCCCGCCCTTTAGGTCGGTAAGCGTCGGGCGTATCGATTGTGTCCACGCATCCCAAAGGTCTTTCACAAATGCCGCTTCATCAACAATCGCCACCTTATACTTTCTCGACCTACCAGCGTTCGGGTTATCCAAACTCCAAAATTCAATAATCCCGCCCGTTACTAATTCAATAAACTGCTGATCATGCTTTCGCTTTATTACCTGTTCTAAGGCATTATAACACTCTTTGAACGTTCCCTCGAGTAGTTTATAGGTTGGGGCAAAATACCCTACAGGATAGCCCTCCAATGCGCCCTCCACCAAAAGATTAACGCTCAACTTCGACTTGCCCCACCTACGGCCGCAATCGAGCACGTTAAAGCGCTTAGCCTCCTGCCTTATCTTCTTCTGGTTCGTGTGAAGTTCCGGGAGCCGCACTAACATATTCAACGGTTATTTTGTTATTGTTTTTGGTTTCAAGTTTTTCAATAATCCTTTGCTTCAACTTGTTATATTCCTGAATTGCCCTAACCTTTGAACTAAGATCCGCATTTTGAGTAATGGCAAAAAGTAACTGTTTATCAACAAAATTATCATTCAGCCCGGCGGCATCCAACTCTTCATTGATACGTGAAAGAATGTTTGAATTTGTTAACAATTTACTTGCAGCTACCTTTGCATTATTGTAATCTTTTTGGTTCGTCAAATCCAAACCATAAGCGGCGGCATAGCTTTCCACACCGCTCCCGAAAAAATCCTTACTCACATAATTTTTACAAAAAAGCTCCTGCTTTTCATTTAATTCCTTTTCCATTATCAAATATCGTTTTAGCTTCTTTACTAAATATATTCCTTAACTTTTCATCCTTCCAATACGAATTACAAACGGCGTAGCGTTGCTCAGGATCGTACTTCTGCATTTCACTACTTCCCATGCACCTTTGCAGATAATCGTCTTTCGTTTCGTTTTTATTCGGTAGTGGCATTATAGTCCAAATTTAATGATTAATCTACGAATGGCATCATAATAGCAGGCTTTGCACCACCTATTAGGAAGCCAGTTAATATCTATTTCCTCTTTGTAAATACGCTCAACCTCGTTTTTACATTCGGTTGATAGCTCTCTTAAAAATCCTGACTTTACAGTCATCCATTCGTTTTCGTACTTTATGAATGTTTGTTTATTGCTCATAATACTGATTCATTTCGATTATGTAATTCTCTTGTTCATAAGGTAAGTATAGTTTTCCATCATCATAAACCATGCACCACTTACTATAAATCGCCCCAGCCTTATTTAATCCTTCATCTTTCATTTTACGATATTCAGAGCCATTGCCAACATCCGCCCCTACATGGGTTGCAGACATTCCGTGAATGTAATAATTCAAAAAGCCTGCTTTATGTAAGCGATACGAATAATCGCTATCCTGCATTCCGTATGGGTCTTGATCAGTATTGAAATATCCTATCGTATCAAATGCTTTTTTAGTTACTAAGCTACACCCGAAAACACCCCACGCCGGATGTACATTAACGCCATTTATGTTTTGAACAGGAGGCAAATGCTCCACGCAATAAATAGCACTCGTTCCCGTTTCAGGTATCGCCGCCGCCGCCGTAACCATAGCATCCAGCCAACCCACAGGCATCATAATATCGTTTGCACAAATAGCCACGTTATTATATCCTTTCTCTTCAAAGAAATATTTAAAACCGTAATTGATAGCCGCCGCAATGCCAAACATTTCAACCTCCAATAATTCATAATCGCATCCTATTTGCTTAATAGAATGAAGAACGT